AATGACCGAGTTGCTCCGGCGTTCGCCGGACACCCCATTTCATTCCCTTCACGCCATAGTGAAAAAGTTCATCCGAGCGAGCGCGAGCATATTTCCACATCCAAATCCCTCCTCCCTGAATCAACCGCGACATTCAATCGCCATTCCAGTTCATTGATTTGGCGGTTCATCGCTTCAAGGACAGAAGAGCTAAGTGGTGGGTCAAACACAAGCTTCACTTTGAGATATATGTAGGTTTTTACAAATTCCAACCGTTTGTCGTCTTGAATGAAATCCGTCCATAAATCCGTCTCGTCTTTTATAAAGAAACCGTCCTGCGGGCCTACTCCGAGTTGCGTTAGACTAGAAAAGGCAGAATTGATATGTATAATAATGTCAGTATCGAAATGGTCATAGACCTCTGTCGGACCAAGAAGCTTTTTTATTGTATTGAGTATGCTTATCATCTTCGTCACCCTTTCGGCCTAACCGCAACATATCGTTTACTGCAAAATCCTTCTACGCCCGCTTCGGTACATACTTTGTAAAAATCCTCGTTTGACGCATCCTCGTCGATCATCAGTTCTGAAAGGGCATCAACCGTACCGATAACCTTACCGTCTGAATCCGGCTCTTCTCGAATGCTCAGGGCAAGGCAGTCAGTAACAACTCCAATAGTAACCGCGTTCACTTAAAACTCCTCCTCTTAGTGCCTCCATGGGCATGTATCGTTTGGTCTACGCTCAATTGGATTCTTAATTAAAAGATTCTCGTCCCCATAGTGAATCGCCTTATGAGTATTGTCAGTCGTGCAAATCAAATATTCTGGGTCAAGAAGTATTTTGCTTCTGTACAAAATGTCTTCTTTGGTAATAGGGTTCATATGGTGGACCAAGATGCGGCCACCTATTTGCCTATCGTCTACACCGAGGTCACAACCATTGTCTCGAATGATTACAACATCTCTAATTGCCCGCCACTCATCCGTTTTGTAGAACTCCTGATTTAGATATCGGTCAAAGCCAAAAGTGTCCTCGCCAACCTTTCCACACAAACGTAAATATTGATAGCGCTCTTCGAAAGAAAGAAGTTGTGACAATTCCGAATATGTTTTAAACCTCATCGCTTTCTCCACTCCCGCTGTACCGTCGGAAAGCGCCCATCGCTTCCTTGTAAAGTTCTTCGATTCGCTCAGTAGATTGCAAGGATTTGGTTTTTGCCTCAATCAAATCTTTTTGCTTTTCGAGAATCTGTTCCTCTAAGTGAGCTTTCGTGGATGCCAGTTTTAAAAAATGTGTAGTTTCTTGAGAAGAAGCAGTTCCTTCTATCAAGCGCTTCTCGACCAAATCAATGGCCAAAGATATCAGCTGGTTTTGCCTGGCCTCTGGCGTCAAAGCCGGACGAATACGTTTTGTTGTTGACGAATTACTTCCCGCATGTATTTTTTTCACCTGTTACTGCCTCCTCTCTGATAGATTTTGTAATAATCATGCTAACTTTTGTTGTACTTTTATACAGCATTTAAGCGAACTCATAAGGCCGCCGGAATCTCTGTTTCACTGAAAGGAGAAAATCTGGAGGTAAAAAAAGAAAGCGTGAAAGTGTCCGTCGAAGCGAATAAGCCTTATGAGCTCGATTAAATGCTGTGAAAAATAGAGAGGCTTTGTTATAGCCTCCCCAATATTTTACACG